ATTTATCTCTTAAATAAGTAACATCCTCTATACCTGTGTATGTTAATCCTGGGGCTGTTTCAATTTTAGTAGAAGTATCATTACCCCTCATTGGTATGTAAAAATCTTCTAGTAAATTCTGTTGGTTATATTTTAGATTATATTCACCTGTATTACTATCCATTAGTGGAGTACGTTTCATAGAAGAAATTGTTTTCTGCATAAAATTTTCTACTTCATTTGGAGGAATAGAACCTACATTAATATAAAATATACGTCTATCAGGACTTCGTGAGATTCTATGAATTAACATAGCATCTTCCATCAAAATATATTGTTTAAAAATACGACGTCCCGGTTCAAGATATGAGCGACCATAAGGAAGATAATTAACATCTGTTAATAATCTAAAATGAGCCATTTCATAATTTTCAAAATATATTCCTTGTTGGTTATCATTAAATGATCCTAAATTAGGAGAACCATAATATCCTGAACCTCCAGCAAATATACCTTCAGGTGAATATCTAAATCTTATAGCGTTTGGGTGGTCTTTATCATAGTTTTCCTGGCGCTCAATATGGAAAGCAGTATAAGGAATTACATTATATACACCGTATTTTTCTGCAATTTCTAGTTTAAGAAAAAAATCACCATATTTACACATTTGGCGAATCCAAGACCATAAATTGAATTCAATATTTAATACATCATAAAATAAATTATATAAAATTTGTTGTATATCTTCGTTATTAGATTTAATTTGTAATACTTCACCTAAATCATTTTTTAAGGTGGATTCATCTGAAATAATATCAAGAGCAGATGCTACAATAGCATCATAATCCATTTGGTCATAATCAGAGTAAGCCATAGTTCTCATATACTGCCAATTCACATTTAATTGTGCACCAGCTAATGAGGTAGTTGAAGGAGAATATAAACGATTATATCTATCAACTAATGAATTAGTAGCTACATCTCCTGATTGTTGGATAGAATCAGTATCCATTACTTTTAATTCATCGTTGCCTTGGTTACGAATAATTACATCGGTTGAAAATAATCTTTGTAATCGGGTAAATAAATTTTTATCGGCCATTTTTGTGTTTATTATATATCATACATATTGTATTTTTCTTAACCTAAAAGCCAAGAAATATCCTCCATTCCTTTATCTGTTTTTATATTATATGGATTTTGAACACCTCCCGGATTATAAGCACCAATGTATGTACTTTTAGTCATACTACCTAAGGTAGCTCGAATCATATCTTGGGATTGTTGTTGAAATTTTAAAGATGTATCTCTTAAATACATAGCTATACCAAAAGGCATTACTAAATCATCATTATAACCAGATTGAGCTTCTGGTCTACCGTTTTTCCAAATAAATACTTTCATTTCTTCAACTAAACGTTTTGAATTGATTGTTACACTCCTATCGCCTACAAATTCTCTAAATTTATTTACAATTAAAGGTCTAGTACGCATAGACATTGTAAAACCAGGAGTCATATCTGATGAACCTTCATATGTTTTTAAATATGATTCAGCTGTAAATTGATCTGATTTGGGTGATTGGTATAAGTTACGGTAACCTCTTTCAATCACAGCATCAATAGTTGCCCAACCAATTGAAGCATTTTCAATTACAAGTAATGCATTGTTATATTCAGTAGCAACTCCTACTAGAAAGTATCCAAATTCTTTAGTAGATAATTGTCCTCTATATTCTGCTACTTGGGTATTAGTTATAATATCTATAACATGGAAAGTTGAATAATCCTTACCATCTCCTCTAGCCACATCCGATACTACTAAATAATCTCTTGAATAATCTGCTGGTTCCCATACCCAAAAATTTTGATCAACACCTCGTTTTTCCAAGGGTTCTTTTACTGTGGTTTGGGATATAAATTCAATCCATTCTGAGTGGAATACTGTATCTCCAGATGTACTAAAGTCACAGTCACATTCTTGTGCTGCTAATCTATGATCACCAAGTAATTCATCTTGTTTTTTTCTCCATTCTTCATTTCTTTCAGGATGTACAAACCAAGGTAATTTTATAGGTAAAAAATCATTTTCTTGATTTTCTGCTTTTACCCATGTTTGATGAAACCAATTTCCAGTTCCGTAAGGAGTAGATAACACAATAGCACCACCACCTGTTGCTAGTGTTTGTTGAGCAGCAGTCCATGTTTCAGAAATGTTTTCAATAAAAGCTGCTTCATCTATAATCAATAAAGATACAGCTTCTGATCTTGCGGCATCACTACTAGAAGATTTTGCTTTTATTTGAGAACCATTATTTAATTTTAATGTTAATTTATTATGTTCTTCAGATGGAATTTTTAGCCACGAAGGTAAATTATCAAACATAAATTTAACCTTTGTTACCATATTTTTAGCAGTTTCTTGTGTTGTTGCTAAACATAGTATATTTTTATCTTTATGGAATAACATTAACCATAAGGAATAACCTGCTGCTAATGTAGAAATACCTAATTGACGGGATTTTAATACCATAGAGTAGGGATTTTCTTTCCAAAGATGTAAAACTTTTTCCTGGAATGGGAATAAATTAAATATTATTCTACCTCTTTGAGGATGTTGAATATTACAGTACTTCCTCATAAAGTGAGCAGGATCTTGAGAACAATGAACGTATTCTTCCCTAATTATTTGTTTTAGATCTGGTTGGCTCATAATTTATTTAGATATGTGAAAATAAACACCAACATTAATCATTGGTTCTAGTTTATTAGTCATTGATACCCCTGCATTGTATATAACTTTGCCTTTTCTTTCATATAAACCATTTAAAGTTAAAAAACCAGAAGTTTTATTAAATCCTATAGAGGGCCCAACAAAAAAAGCATTTTTTCTTACAATTTTCTTTGTAATTGTTTTTTCTATTATTTTATGTCTAATATCTGCTATTAAACTATTATTTATAGAATCTAAAGGACAATCAGAATATATTTTTGTATAAAACTTAATTGTAAATGAATCTGTTTTATATGTAAAAGTATCAGGAGTAATAAATTTTTTATGATCTATTATAACAACTTTACCAGATGAATCAATAATAGTATCGTGTATCCACTTAACAAATGGAATAGGTTTTATTTTTGTTTTACCCGTTATGTTAATTGTATCATGAACATAGGATGTATCTACTACGATAGTTGTTTTATCTATAAAAGTAGTTTCATCACATTTTTTTAAAAAAACAATAATAACAACTAATATTATTATTATAATATAAGGAATTGGTAATTTCATATTAACCCACTAAACCGTCAGTATCTATTTTAACATCTCTTTCTTTAAATGCTTTTATTAATTCCGGTTTCTTTATAAATTGTTTTAAAGCTAACATTTTATCATCCCTTTCTTTACCGTTTTTCATATCTTTAATTTTAGTAACTATATTTTTTAGTTTAGTTTTAAAATCGGTAAATTGGTCATTATCTACTTTAAACTTAGAAGGTGTTTTAACTTTTTCTTTTTTTAATTCAGCTTTTGAAGGTTCTCTATCTTCACTACTTTTACTATCTTCATCAGGTTTATTCCATGTATCCTCCATTTCATCCTCATTTTCTAATAAAATTTCAGTTATGTAATTTTTAATTTCCGTTTTTAGTTCGTGTTTTTTCATTATATATGTATTTAATATAAATATTATGAAAATATTACTTGTTTAATAATTTTTATTCTTTCCTTAGTAGTACCTTTTACTTCAATCAATTTGTTAGGAATATATTCTTTTAATAATTGTTGGATTACAATATCTATTACTTCTCTATATTTGCTATCCGTTGTTCTTGTACCATTATCTTCAATTTCAACACCTTCAGGTGATACATAAATTATATAATCATATTCTTTAGTTAATAACATTAACATTTCTACAAAATTTTGTTTAATGTTCCAATCTATAGATTTAGCACTTAAAGTAAAAGCACAAACATCATAAACTGTTCTATCAGTTATAATATTTTCTTTCATTAACTCTAAAGAACGTTCAGCTGCAAATATAATTTGTCCTTTTATAGTTGAATCTTCATTTAAAGTAACTCCTTGATCTTTTAAATACTTTGATCTTTCAGTAGCAATTTTATAATCTTTAAATTCAGGTAATTTTTTTAATGCTTTAACAAGTGTGGTTTTGCCACACGACACAGTTCCAGTTAATCCTATTCGCATATTTTTTTAATTTCTATTATCTCCTGCTTGTCCTATACCTGACTTATACCATGGGAGCCCCGAACGATTACGTCTTGCTTCTGACCACCCATGTTCAGTATATTTAATACCATGAATATAATATTCACGTTTACGATTATTACCTTCAGGTAGCAATGCTGGTCCTTCCCAATTATGAAGTTTTCCCTCCCAAATATAAGCAACAGTGCCGTCTGCTTTAGTTAGTTTTTTAGATGGTTCCCATTTTTGATTTTCCATATTTTATTTGTGGTAAATATAATAAAAAAAGATGCAATATCCAAATAAACATGCATCTCTTTTAAAATTATTTTTATATTTATCTTTCAAATACTTCATTCATATCATAATAAAATGAATCTCCATCTTCGGTTATCCATCTATCAGATTGGTTTTCAACTGATGGTAATTCTGTATCTACTTTAAATTGTTTTAAGTCTTCTGGGAGAGTTTTAGTTACCCAATTTGAGTCTTTCCAAAATATTCTATTATTTGGTTGGCATAATAAATATCCATCATCTGCTTTAAATATATGTCCACATTTATAATCTGAGGGTTCATCACTATAGGGGTTATTATACCAATCTACAGTAAACATATAAGTTCCCCAAACTTTACTTCCATCTCTTAAAACAATTTGAGCTCTATGATAAGATAAAAAATCATATTCTATAACAGCTACATTAACAGAAAAACAATCCCATAATTGTTTAAAATTAAATGGTATATCATCTTCAGGAATTTTAGTATAGATTTCAGATATTGGAACTCTATTTCTAACCATCCCATTATCAGTCATAACATGAAATGTTAATATTTTTCCTGAACAAGATTGTAATCCAAAAACATAAACATTATAAAACTCATCCGAGTCTTTATAGTTTTTAGTAAAATACGATTTACGAACTAAAGCTTTAAAACTTGGAATATCTATATTTAACATATTATGGAAGTTTCTTTTGAAGTTGATTTATAGCAATTTGTAAACTTTTTAAACGATCTTGCTTCCAATCAATATTTTTTCTTTTCCACCCCGGAACTATATTATCATAATCATCAGTTTTTTCTTTATTATAAGCTACTTCATCATTGTCGTAGTTTTTTGCGGCATCCCTTTGAATCATTTCTTCCCAAGAAGGCCATAAGTAATAATTGGGAGATGATGTTACTAAATTAATAATTTCTTTATCACTTACTTTAGAATTTACTTCTATTTCGTTATTTAATCTATCTATTTGATTTTGAAAACCTTCAATTTCTTGATTAATTTTTTCTGTTTTAGATAGTTGCTTAATTTTTTCTTTATAAACTGAAGTAATTTCTGAATTATTTGTTTTTCCTAATCTGGTTTTGGTAATATAACGATAATGTAATTGTTGAATACTATGACCACCCGCTAATATAGCTTCTGTCTCAAATGGATAAACAATTCCATCTCTTTCAATTTGAGCTGATATTTGGATACTTCCTTTACCTGATCTTCTTGCATTTATAGAAATAAGTTCATCAGTTGATTTAGTATACGATTCGACTGCCTTAACTAAATCTACAATAAGACTCCATCTAAACATTTTTCTATCATAATCCTTAACAGGTTTTTTAAACTTTTCAACATACCATTCCTCTATTTGAGATACCATATCTTTTATAGTAGGCTCTAATTCATCTAATATAGTATTAACTATATTTTTATTAAGAGATTCTTTTAGTATGTTTATGAGTTTAATCATTATTTATTTTCTATAAGTAATTCACCTAATACCTCTAAACGTCCAACTTCTG